AGGTGATAATACACTTCAGTCTGCTCGGGGAGCCAATGCTAACCCAGGTAGAAAACCCTACATGGTTCAAACTGTTTTGAATCTAGCAACTGCTTTGTCTGACAAAGGTTCTGCTCTTGCAGCATCTGATGTCGTTCCAGTAATTGCTGTCAAAAAAGGAACTATGATTCTTAATGCAGGTATGGAAGTTGATACAGCTTCTGACGGTTCTACATTAACTCTAGATCTAGGAACAGGGGCTGATGCCGATTGTTTTGTAGATGGATTTGATGGTACATCTGCAGCAGCAGTAGTTGCACAGAACCCTGCGGCATTCCAACCATTAATGGCTGTAGCTGATGACAACATCGACATGACAATTGCAACATTGTCTGGTGGTGCTGTTACTACAGGCAAGATCCGAATTTGGGCATGGATGATGGATTGCACAGATATAGGTAATGACGGTACTGCTAATGAAGTAGATCGTGATGCACTTGCATAACTAACTTAAGGGGCAGGGCAACTTGCCCCTTTAAGCTTATCTAAGGGATTTTTTCATGGCAACTTATGTAACACTAGTTAATCAGCTTCTTGTTCGTCTAAACGAAGTAACGTTAGACACTGCAGGAGATGGCTTTGGTTCAGTACGTAATGTTCAAGCACTTGCTAAAGATGCTATTAATAACTCCATTAGAAATATAGTCCAAACAGGACAAGAGTTTCCTTTCCTAAAAACAACAAATACACAGACACTAACAGCAGGTACTAGGCAGTATGCCTTTCCTGCTAATTTTGCTTCTGTAGATTGGGATACTTTCTATATAAAGAAATTAGGATCTGCAGGTAATACACCTAGTTTTCTTCCTACTATATCATTTGAGGAATATACTCAAAGATTTCGTGGATTAGATGATGAGGGAGATGCAGGTTCTGGAATCTCAGCACCGCAACGTGTATATCAAACACTAGAAGCAAAGTTTGGTGTAACACCTGTACCAGATAACAGTTATGAAGTAGAATACGTATACTTCTCATTCCCTGATGATTTAACAGCTTTTAATGATGTTTCTGTAATACCTGATAGATTTAACCATGTACTTATTGATGGTGCTATGATGTACCTGATGAGATTTAGGTCTAATGATCAGAGTGCTGCTATGCATCAACAAAACTTTGAAAATGGTATAAGATCTATGAGACGAATACTTATGGATGATCCACTAGATGTTAGATCAACCGTAATACAGAGAAACAAATCATTTAGTAACACTATTAGCAGTATTGTATAATGCCAGATAATTTAGCCTCTTTTAAAGTCTACTGTGAAGGTGGGCTAAATACGAATAGGGATGTGCTGTCTCAGGGCGAGAGACAACCTGGTTCTGCCACACTTCTTGTAAACTATGAACCTGCTGTTACTGGTGGTTATAGACGTATGAGTGGCTTTACCAATTCTTTTGGTACAGTTACAGGAACAGGAAATGTTTTAGGTGTCTGTGTAGCTGATGGTATAAATGATGGTATACTAGCTTGTAGAAAACCATCGTCAGGTAACAACTACTTACACAAATGGAATAACTCTAGTTCAGCTTGGGATGCAATAACTACTTCAGGTTCACCTACAATGGTAGGGGTAACTAAAGTTAGATTTACAAGATATAATTTTAGTGGTCCAAAAGTAGTATTAACAGATGGTATAAATCCTGCAGCTACGTATGATGGAACTACGTACACCCAGATTACTCACAGTAGTGCTCCCACTGACCCTAAATTTTCTGCAATATTTCAAAATCATTTGTTTTTAGCAGGTGATCCTGCACATTCAACTAAGTTATTTTTTAGTGCTCCTAGTGCAGAAACAGACTTTAGTGTAGCAAATGGTGCAGGGGTAATTAATGTCGGTTTTCCAATCGTAGCTATTAAATCTTTTCGTGATCAACTTTATATATTTGGCACTACTAATATTAAAAGACTGTCAGGAAACAATATAGCTAATTTTGTACTAGAAGAAGTAACAGATGATCTTGGATGTTTAGCTTCAGACAGTGTGGTAGAAATAGCAGGTGACTTACTATTTTTATCACAAGATGGTCTAAGACCTATTTCAGGTACAAACAAAATTGGTGACGTTAATCTTGAATCAATGTCAAAAAATATTCAGTCTATCTTTACAGACATTGTTTTTGATATTGACCTTGAAGGACTATCAAGTGTTATTATTCACCAAAAATCACAGGTAAGATTCTTTTTTGCAGCTGCAGATTCTCAAGGTATTATTGCAGGGTTTAGACAAAACAGTCAGTCTGGTCAATTAGGGTTTGAGTTTGGTCAGTTATTAGGGTTAGAGGCTACCTGTGCAGATAGTGGTTACATAGGTCAAAACGAATTTGTAATACATGGAGACAGTACAGGTAAAGTTCATAGGCAAGAGCAAGGTACTAGTTTTAATGGAACTGATATATTTAGTATCTTTCAAACTCCTTTTTATTATATGCAAGACCCAGAACAACGTAAAATATTTTATAATATAGCTACATATTTACGTTCTGAAGGTGACAACGAACTAACAATGTCTGTGTTGTATGACTACGAAGACTTTAATACTTTAGGTCCGACTAACTTTACTCTAACAACACAGAATGCTGCAGCTTACTATAACGAGGCTTTATATAATAGCACAGCGGTATTTGACGGAAACCCTGCTCCTGTAAAACGTACAAATGTTTCAGGTTCAGGTAAGTCAGTAGCTTTTAAATATGTAACAAACGATACGAATGCATCACACAGTATCCAAGGTTTAGTGGTAACATTTGGGGTAGGAGACAGGTTATAACATGGCAGGTTATTCAAGACAATCAGCAGCAGATATTATCGCTAATGCGGTTATTAAAGCTGCACCAGTAAACGCAGAGTACAATGCTCTACGAGATGCGTTTCTTTTATCAGGTGGACACAAACATGATGGTAGTTCTACTGAAGGTGCTTACGTACCTTTAATAGCTGACAGTGATGCACTAAACAAAGTTGTAATAGATACTAGTAACAACCGTATAGGTTTTTTTAGTGAGGTAGGTGGGTCTGCAGTAGAGCAAATACGTATCCAAGATGGTGCTATTGTTCCTGTAACTGATGATGATATTGACATTGGTACATCCTCACTTAAATTTAAAGACTTATATGTTGATGGTGTAGGCTACATCGACTCTGTTACAGTAACTGGAGCAGCTACATTCTCTAATATAGATATTAACGGTGGTGCAATAGACGGTGCAACAATAGGTGCAGCATCAGCAGGAGCAGCTACCTTTACTGACCTTACTGCCACAGGAACTACTACAGTAACTACAGCAGATGTGAACGGTGGTAATATTGATGGTACTATAATAGGTGCTTCTACAGCAGCAGCAGGTACATTTACTGCTCTTACTGCTACAGGAACTACTACAGTAACTACAGCAGACATAAATGGTGGTAACATAGATGGTACAATTATTGGTGCTTCTAGTGCTGCAGCAGGTAGTTTTACAACTGTATCAACAACTGGACAAGCTACATTAGCGACTGTTGATGTTAATGGTGGTGCTATTGATGGTACTATTATTGGAGCTAATAGTGCTGCAGCCATAACAGGTACAACAATAACTGCAAGCTCTGGCTTTGTTGGAGATTTAACAGGTAATATTACAGGGGATATAGACGGTGACATTACAGGAAATATTACTGGTGATGTGACTGGTAACGTAACTGCAGGTTCTGGTACATCTACATTTAACAATGTGACAGTCAACGGAACGTTAGACGTTACTGGTACAACGATTGCTAATGTTACAGATCCAAGTAATGCACAAGATGCTGCGACAAAAAATTATGTGGACACAGAAGTATCTGCACTTGTAGACTCTGCTCCAGGTACACTAAACACACTCAACGAACTAGCTGCAGCATTAGGTGATGACGCAAGTTTTAGTACAACTATTACAAATAGTATAGCTACTAAGTTACCACTAGCAGGTGGTACAATGACTGGTGCTATAGCTATGGGTACAGCTAAGATTACAGGACTAGGTGATCCAACATCTAACCAAGATGCAGCAACTAAAAAATATACAACAGATACATTCTTACCTTTAGCAGGTGGTACTTTAACAGGTGCAGTAGCAGCAGGTAATAACAAAATTACTGCTAGTTATACTCCTAGTGCCAGTGCAGATTTGACAACAAAAACATATGTTGACGGTATTTTAGGGTCAGGTACAGCAGCAGCAACATCAGCTACAGCAGCAGCTAGTAGTGCGACAGCAGCAGCCTCAAGTGCCACTGCAGCAGCAAGTAGTGCAACAGCAGCAGCTAGTTCTGCAACCTCTGCAGCAGCTTCCTACGATTCATTTGATGACAGATACCTTGGTGCTAAGTCTTCTGCTCCCTCAGTAGACAATGATGGAGATGCTTTAGTTACTGGT